TTTAAGTACTTTTAGTGTTGTTGGTAAGGCTGTACCTGCATGGTATGCTACTGGCCTTCCTACTGGAGCAGCTGCACCTCTCCATGATCCTAGTTTTCTAACTATCTTCACTAATAGTCCCGTTGGCTATAAGAATGCTACTTATGACTTTGTCTATCCTGTTGCAACTGCTACTAGCACTAGTTGGTCTTACAATACTTACACTGATGAATTAGATGCGTCAGCTTACTCTTTAGCTTCCTCTGCTAGCTTAAGTACTACTACTACTGCTGCATTGTGGTATCCCGGTCTACTACTTCCTGTGTTCCAGCCTTTAAGCACTGGTCTATTAGGAAATAGATACACATGGTGGAGTTCTTCTTATGTTGATTGTTATGTCAATGACTTAGCCTTCATGAGAGATGATACTTATACATTAAGCTCGAGATTCAATGCTGCAACTAATGCCACACTACCTGTCGGAACACAAAGGGTAAAAGGTGTGTGTGTCGACTCAGTATCAAATACTGCTGTCAAGCTATTAGACCATCTATTTGATGTTACTAGTATCGCTGTTAAAGTTGAGAAATCAATCAGCGGTAAGAATAATCTTAGAACTAGTGATAGCTTTAGTCCTAAACCACCTAATACTAAGCGAAGCAAAAGCAAATTCAATAAGAACAAGAAGAAATAAGGAGTATATATGATATCTTTAGAGAATTTAGTCGAAACCACTAGTGAATCAGACGAGCGTGCAAACCCTAATGAATTCGGATTTCTTAATGACCTGAATTTAGACCAAGATGTTAAGTCTAGGCTTTCCATACATCTGCATTCTTTACTTAGAGGTAATAGCGATGTGTATACTACACCTTTGTGTAAACGCATGTCACCTGAAGCTATTCTTAAGGCTTGGGATAAAATATTTGAGTCTAAACGTAGTAAAGTTAATAGTGTTCTATATGATCTAGAGATGTCTAACCGTGATAAATTTGGTCCGCGATCAATAGCCGCACCCTGGAGTGACAGGATTTCAAGTCTCAAAGATTACTTTGAAGTTTCACGGGATAATAAAACCTTACCCATTAGATACGATTATAATAAATCTAGTTTAAGACCTCTATCAAATAAGAAGGCTATGGATTTATTAAAGAATAATACTAATTCCGGACTACCTTTCTATACTAGAAAATCAAAGGTCAAGGACAAGACACTAAGAGAATTTGATTATCTTAAGTACAGAAAGGATCCTTGTATTCTATTTACTAGAACGCAAGAAGCAGGTAAAACTAGGAATGTATGGGGCTATCCTATGATTGATACGCTTATAGAAGCCACATTTTATTTCCCATTACTAGATTACCAACGTAAAAGATCTTGGAGAGCGGCTGTAGTATCACCTGACAGTGTGGATGAGGGAATCACTAAATTGATAGACAAAGCTACTAAAACTGGTCAGTCTATACTATCCATAGATTTCAGCAAATATGATGCTTCTGTTTCACCCATGTTAATTAATGAAGCTTTCAGATATATTAAATGTCTATTTCAAGATACATTCCATGACACTTTAGATTTATTGTGTGAGCGGTTTTGTACTATAGGCATTTTAACTCCTGATGGCGTATTTAAAGGCGAGCATGGTGTACCTTCCGGGTCGACTTTTACCAATGAAGTTGATTCAATTGTTCAATATCTCTGTGCCAAATCATCTCGGGTAGTCTCTGAGGATAGTATGCAAATACAAGGAGATGATGGCGTGTACTTAGTAGCTGCATCAGATGTTGAAAAGCTTTTGAAAAGTTTCGAAGAATTAGGCTTGAAGGTTAACAGAACTAAAAGTTATGAAGCTAAAGATTACTGTATCTACCTTCAAAACTTGTATCATCCAGATTATAGACTATCATC